AACAAGAAAGGGTAGTAGATATTATTTACCGGATTTTGGAACCAGAATCTATGAGTTCATATTTGATCCTTTTGATGGTGAGACATTTGAAGGTATTATAGCCGAAATACAAGAACAAGTTGACAAATATATACCAAATTTAATTATTAATAATATATCTGTCACACCCTATTTACAATCAGACGAAGCTCCCGGTGAATTAAATACTGACTTATTGGGAACAAGTGATATATATAGAGTACCTGGTGCTAGTACGGAAGAGTACACCGCAAAATTAAGAATTGACTATACAAACAATAATAATGCTTTTGGGTCAAGAGAATTTATAATAATTAATATATAATATGGCAACGAACAAAATTAATTATACGAGTAGGGATTTTGAAAGTCTGAGACAAGATTTAATAAATTATGCTCAACAATACTACCCAGAAGTCGTTCAAAATTTCAACGACGCGTCCATTTTTTCAGTTTTAATGGACTTAAACGCGGCCATTGGTGATAACTTACATTTCCACATTGATAGAAGTATACAGGAGACCGTTCTTCAATATGCACAACAAAGGTCATCAATTTATAATATTGCGAGAACTTATGGTCTGAAAATACCCGGATTTAGACCTTCAGTTGCTCTAGCTGATATATCCATTCAGGTTCCTGCTTTTGGTGACAGTGAAGATACAAGATATTTGGGAATTTTAAGATCTGGAGCACAATTTAATGGCGGGGGTCAAACGTTTGAAACCGTATACGATGTTGATTTTTCAACACAATATAACAACGAAGGATTTGTAAATAGAACTAAAATCCCAATTTTTGACAATACAAATAAAATTGTTGGTTATACAATAACAAAAAGAGAAGTGGTGGTTAATGGTGTAACAAAGGTATTTAAAAGAGTGGTATACCCAAATGATGTTGTACCATTTTTCAATTTCTTTTTACCAGAAAAAAATGTTTTGGGTGTTACGGCTATCATTCAAAAAGATGGTACCCAATACCAATCAACACCTCCTAGTTCAGAATTTGTTACATCACAAAACAAATGGTATGAAGTTGATGCGTTGGCCGAAGATACCGTTTTTATTGAGGACCCAACAAAACCAATTGATTTGGCGGGACTTAAAGTTGGTAGGTATTTAAAAACCGACAATAGATTTATAACTGAATATACTCCGGAAGGGTATATGAAAATACAATTTGGTGGTGGTACGACAACACCAAATCAACAACTTCAGAATTTCGCTCAATTAGGTGTACCTTTAAATATACAAAACTATCAAAATAATATTGGTTTAGGATTGACAGTGACACCAAATACAACATTGTTTATTCAATATAGGATTGGTGGTGGTATTTCATCAAATGTTGGTGTTGGTGCCATCAATCAAATTGGTACTATTGATATGGTTGTTAATGGACCATCGGATACCATTAATTCAAATGTTATAAGATCATTAAAGGTTAATAACGTGACCTCAGCGGTAGGTGGTGCTAATCCACCAACAACTGAAGAAGTTAGAAATATGGTGGCTTTCAACTTTGCTGCACAAAAACGAGCAGTAACTGTTAATGATTACAAATCTTTAATTGATACAATGCCCGGAAAATTTGGAGCACCAGCTAAAGTTGCGATTACTGAAAATAATAATAAAGTTGTCGTCCAAATCCTATCATATGATTCTGATGGTAACTTAACTCAAAATGTGGCCAATACCTTAAAACAAAATCTGGCAACCTACCTATCAAAGTATAGAATGGTAAATGATTATATATCAATTGATGTTGCAAAAGTTATTGATTTGGAATTTGAAATTTCAATTGTGATTGAGAACAATACCTCACAAAGTCAAATTATAACCGAAGTGATTGACCAAATATCAAACTATATGAGACCAACCAATCGGGATTTGGGTCAAAACTTAAATGTTTCAGATGTTCGTAGATTAATTCAAAACACGGCAGGTGTAATTACATTGTCTGATCTTAAAGTGTATAATAGGGTTGGCGGTCAATATTCATCGTCTCAAACATCCCAAAGATACATTGATAAAGAAACAAGAGAAATTGAATTAATTGATGATACTATTTTTGCCGAACCAGACCAAATATACCAAGTTAGATTTGATAGTAGGGACATCAATGTCAGAGTAAAACAATTAAGAACGGTAGACTTCTCTTAATATCCTTTATTTTCTGGTTATGTGACTTAGTTTTTTTAATAAAAGACTAAAATAACTATTTATTTTTAAAAGGCAAATGACCAAAACCTATAGAATAAGAACAACACCCGGTGAGGATAAAAACATACGAATTAATGTTAATCAAGACTTTGATTTTTTGGAAATTCTTTCCTTAAAGTTAAGACAAGATGACGTATATACTAGATTTTGTGCCGATTATGGTGTTATCGCCGGAAGGGTTATAACAAATGGGGGTTATGGTATACCAAATGCAAATGTGTCTGTTTTTGTTCCATTAACAACTGAAGACGAGAACGACCCAGTAATATCAACATTATATCCATATAAAACAGTTGATCAAAAAAATGAAGACGGTTATAGATACAATTTATTACCTTATAGACAGGATTATCAAGGTCACACACCAACCGGAACCTTCCCCGATAGAGAAGATGTTTTAACCAGAAGGGAAGTTTTAGAGGTGTATGAAAAATACTACAAATACACGGTTAAAACAAATGAGAGTGGTGACTTTATGATTATAGGAGTCCCTCTGGGTCAACAAGTCGTTATGTTAGATCTTGATTTGTCTAACATCGGATGTTTTTCACTTTCACCTTCAGATTTGATAAGTTTAGGTAGAGGTGGGTCCGGCCAGTTCAACGGAAATAGGTTTAAATCGTCAACCGATTTGGATTCACTACCACAAATTGTGAATCAAAAAAAAGAAGTTAGCGTCACTTCATTTTGGGGTGAAACAGAACTTTGTGAAGTTGGTATTACACGAGTGGATTTTGATTTAAGAGATTTAGGTATTGAGATAAAACCTCACGCCATATTTATGGGCTCCATTTTTTCAAATGCCGATGAGGACTTTTTAAAAACAAATTGTAAACCAAAAAAAGACACTGGTAACTTATGTGACTTAGTGTCGTCTGAAGGTAGAATATTAGCAATAAGACAAACGATAGCTTACGATTCGGACGGTAGACCAGTACTTGAACAATTTTCTTTACCAGATAATGGTAAAGTTATTGACGAAAACGGAACGTGGTTGACAGAAGTACCGATGAATTTAGATTATGTCATTACAAATGAATTCGGTGAACAAGTACTCTCAAATGACCCAAGTGTTGGCATACCAACAAAAGGAAAATATAGGTTTAGAATTCAATATCAAAATGAGAATGGAATTAATAATCAAATACTTAGAGCGGATTATTTAATCCCAAACATAAAAGAATGGGGATGGAGCCTATCAAATCAAAACTCACCAACTGATCTAAATGCTCAAAAATATTCATATGCGTTTAGTTTGGACTGGGTGGATTATGGTGACTTAACAACAACATTAGGTTCACAAATGATTCAAGAAGCGATTAATTGTGAAGATAAGTTTTATGAATTTAATTTTAATAAAGTTTATACCATCACCAGTTTTATTGATAGATGGAAATGGGGATCAAATAGAAGTAGACACTTGGGTATTAAAGAAATTACCGATAGAAGATGTACAACAACAAACAATAGGTTTCCGGTTAATGACGGTGTAAGAAACTTTGATTTCTTATTCTTCTTATTTAATATGTTGATTACTCTTTTGACACCAATTTTATATCAACTTATAATCATTGCACACGTATTGGCTTTTATATGGCCATTATTGAAATTAATAATTGATCTTTTGATTTGGTTAATAAATGTTGTAATTTATGGTATATGTAAAGCGATATCAGCACTTAGTGGTGGTAATAAACCTAAAGGTGGTTGTAATAAAAAAACAATTAAACCACTACCCGACGAAAATCCATTCAAAAGAATTGCACTACCTATGATGTCCTTTCCTGATTGTGAGGCCTGTCCTTGTGAAGAAACAACCATACCACCTAGCACAAATCAAACAAGTGAATCGTTAAGTACAACTATAGAATCTGAAAATAATATTTTGTTGGGTGACATTAATACTATTGATTCATATAACTACTCACCACCTGTGAATTCAAGTGACCCACAAGCAACATATGAGGGTATAAGACAAGTACTCGCCGGATATCCGTCTGGTCAATTCATTAAAACACCAATCACTGAGTTTCCATCCGTGGGTGGACAAAAACGTTTAGGTTATGATGTGACTTTGACACAATCTATGAATTTAGCTAATTTAAGACAAAGATATTTTGATGGTGAAAATCGGATTAGGACCACTATAAATAATTCAACACCATCCCAACCGTTTGAGGATAGTGTATTAGTAATATTTGCCGATCCCGGAACTTTAAATGCGTTCACTAGTGGTGATTTAATTTCATTTACAAACCCAGCATCAATTACAGATCCTAATTTAAATGTATTGACAGGTACAACACAAACTAGTACGAACCTAGTACCAAAACAAGTAACATGGATAGATGTTAATGGATTACCTCAAACATCAAATATATATATTAGGGTAACTGGTGATACCTCAACATATAAGTACACCGCGGGTATTGAGTATTTTCAAGTTATTACTGGTGGTACTGTTTCAGAATATCAAACACTTTTAGCCCCATCTGGTGGTTTACTTAACAAGTATTTGTTTAAGAAAAAACAAAAGTTTGATTTTGGTCTACCTACAACTAGTACCTATGACGTATACCCACTCCAACAAATCATAAACTACCAAACGTATGAAATTATATTTCTAACTAGAGGTGTTGATCCGTACACTGAAAAACAAACAATAAAATACGACTTATCACCTTTATTTGGTAAGACATTTGGTAATGGGTTGATTGTTGAAGGTGAGTATTATTTAAACATTCCGATAAGGTCAAACTCTGGTTCGGGTGTCTGGTTTAATGACCAAAAAACCCCACAAACACATAACATTACAACAAATAACTTACAAAGTAATTTATATAATGAACCATTCGGTTTTAATGTAAACCAAACAATGTTTAGTGCGTTTACAAATAATAGTCCACATTATTATAATTCAACAGATAAAACACAATCCACCTTTAAAGCATATAATACGGATACTTTTACTTTAGGTGTGTTTACTTCACCAGATGGTGTTTTGTCCGACACAACGTTTGTTGGTACATTAAATACGGGACCAAATACAATTACATTTGATCAAACTAATAATATTCTAACCCAAGGTAATATTGAAGGTGGTTCTTTAATGGCTTCAAACACCCAACAAGGATCAATACTAAATAATTCAGACTTTGTTAGAACTTTTTCACCGGCCTACCATAATCAATCACCATCTAATATACAAATTAACAATAGTCAGTTACTAGTGTTTAGATCCGATAGGTTACCGACATCAGATAGTACTGAAATTGATGGTAATAACTCATTCTCGTTACATTTAAATTCCAACTTTACATACTACACAATACAAGGTGTTAATGATTTAAACATCCCAAATAATATATCAAACTCAACTGATAGTAATGGTAACAGTCAAGATTCACAGGGAGACACACCAAGTCAAACTAGTGATGTTGTTCTTGCTACATTAACCTGTGAAAACATGACACTTCTTGATTGTTATGATGGTTCTGGTACTAATTTTACAGTTTTAAGTCCGTGTGACGCCAACCCCGATGGTAAGAGAATGAAAGGTGGGTGTTATTATTTGGTGGATGACCCACTCATTGTTTCAATCATCAAAGATATTAAATTACTTACCGAGTGGAAATCAAGATTTAGATTGGTTTTTGGTGCTTGTAGGGGTATTTTTTCTCACGTATTTCAAAACAATTGGGTAAATGGTACACTGTATATGTTTGCGTTCAAAAAACAAACCATTTTTGATATTGTTGGACAACCAAAAAAGTATTTATTTTGTGGTTCATATGATAGTACATACAGACCAGGACAAGGACCGATTTATTATACTGAGGGAACAACAAATTCTTTTTTTTATAGAGCAACACCTTATGACGGAACAAATTTTATTGGTCAAATACCTAAAAGAGCCACATTCGGAGACCCAACACTACAACCGGCGGGTTATGGAGGTATGAACGAAAGAAATATATTTTTTCCAACAACGGTAATGGATTTGGGACCGAAAGATGAATTTACAAAAGAAATCTGTACAAACCCAAATTTTGAAGGTTATTATGTAGATACCCTTCTTAGTACCTCATTTAAAGATACGTCAGACTTACTTTCTTTATTCTTTATTTCCAGAATGATTAATTCAAACTTTTGGGGACAAGCCTTGGGGTTAGGGGATGCTTCAATTAATAAAATGTTCTCAAGAAGTGAACAAAGAATTGATGGTGATTTGGCACAACTTTTTAGTATTAACTCTGAATATGGTGTTGAGGGGTTTGATGACGATACTTACGATGATAACGATCTCTATATCTCAAACAACTCAGATATTGTTATGGGTGTATTTTTTACATCAAATACAATAGATAGGAAAGTAGTTTCACCGGGGGTATTAACATTTAATTCATCGTTGAGTTATACTTTTGGTTATCCTAAAACACAAGAGGTCCCATTCTACAAATGGAATTTAGCTGGTGGTAATACCATATTTGGACTGGATACTAATGATTGGGCAACAAATATTTCAAACGGAGGGTTTTATAGTCAAAAATACCAAGATTTAAGTTTTGATAATTCACCAATATCCCCTTATTTCAATGATACTAATGGTGGTAGAAGAGGGTATATATTTAACTCATCTAATGGTATAAATAACCCACAATTCCCAAGTGGAACACAGAATAGTTTCATTGTTGGTGCACCGTATCATTTTTATTTTGGATTGAACAAAGGGAAAAGTACAATCAATAGATACATTACAAAATACATATTGAATCAAGATGAATAATGAAAGTGAAATAAGGATTGTTTTAGGTAATAAAAGGTTTGCCTCAAATAACAACAAACCGGTTTGGGTTCAACCACCTTTATTTTCTGACACGAGAGAATATGTGGAGGGTGATAGAACAATTTTGGTAGACCAACAAGTAGTTTTTGATAATGAAAGACAGAGTAGTGATAAATTCAGATTGGCTGGAAAAATTGTGAATGTTGTAAATAATCAAGTTTCCGGTAAAACAACATACACACCATTTAAAAATGATTTGTATTACACAAACCCAATACAAAACGCAACATCAACATTATCAAACCCAAACACACCTTGGGAAGGTTATCCACAATTTAGTGAATTCGTAATAAGTAGAGACCAAGGTATTACTGGTCATATTCCTTTTGTAAATAAAAGTGCCTCATCCTATAATTGGTCCTTTTATGTAACTTATGCTTTTTCAAGTACGACCGCACAAACAATGTCATATACAAATGAAAAATATAACGTAACAAATAATGGTTTTGTTTGTGGTAATGGTATACCATATGTAATTGATTCGGGTGTTTTTAATGGTAAAAACTTAATTTATTTTTATTGTGGGACAAAACACAATTTAAAAGAAGGTGACTATGTTGAGTTATCAACACCAATTGATGGTCAAAATGTGTTTACGGTTTTTGGGTTAGGTGACGGTAGCTATTTATCCGAAGAAAATGTATTTACAATTTATGACTTAAAATACAGCCCAACAGATATTCAAACCGGAACTTATGGGACTTTAAAACGAATCACAAATCTAGCGAATTCTGCTGAAACAAAATCAATTTATTATGTTAGACTACATAAAGTATTAAAAACATCAAACGAATGTAACATATCAAAAGCTGGGTTTGAAAATAATCCATTTACCATAAAAAGGAAGTTAGAATATAATGTATTAACCCCAAACCAAACCCAACGAGTATCAATTAAAGATAACACTCAAACATTTTCATTTACTTTTGATAAAGATACGTCTATTGGGGGTTTAATTGATAACAACGGCAAACCAATTACCGAACTGTTCATAACCACAATTCAAAGAGGTTATATGGGTTGGTTCAACAAACCATACCCAAATCAAAATAACCAACCAACCGGAATTGATATCGGTTGGGGATTCAATTTTTTGAAAAATAGTGTTGATAACTGGTGGGATAAAAACTCAGTGAATAACAAAGATAACATACCAAGTGGTTCGTATCTTATTAATGGTCAAACATTTTATTATAATGATTTTTTAAATGTTGGTGATATTATAAAAGGTGATTTTTGTGAATATAATTATTATGAACAAAAAGAGTACGTATTAACGAATATGTTTCACAAATATTCATTAAATGATACTGTATTTTATGATAACTCACCACAAAATTTACCATCCGGTTATTTATATACCCCACATTACCCAATACAAATAAGGGCTTTTAGTGATTATGTTGAGTCGGGTGATAAAGATTATGTAGATAAAATTCCAGGTTATGCTTGGTTCAGTCAATATGACGATACATGGTATTGGAGGGATCTTTATACTTATGGCTACATAGATAACAATAATATTGGGGTTGACTATCCCTTTATAAATGGAAGTCACTATCCGTTTAGTGAAATATTATTTTTACAATATCCTATTTTAAGAGATATAAATCAACAATTAATAGAAATAAACGAACCAACAGTAGATAATTGTGAATAATAATTATTATAGATATGCGAAGTCCGCTAACGACAAATATATTAACATCCCGGTTAATATTAAATTTGACAATGTCGGTAGAGAGGAAGGAATTAATGAGTTTGAAATTGATGTAGTCTCAGACATTATTAATGGTATTGACGACTTTGAAACCACTAAGTTTGCCAACGCACCATATCCAACAAATCAAACATCAACATTACTAAATTATCAATTTAATTTTTTTAACACTTTTGGAACTATTAATAGTGCCACGATTACGGATTGGGAAATTAATTACGGCTTTCAAGGGTTTACGTCGTCTGAGTTATATTACTTTGCAAACTCCTTTAAAAAAAGTTTTTTCAAGTTAGACTTTTATGACTCCAATAAAAGTGAAAAACAAAGACCCTATTTTACTGTCATACTCCCAACACAACAAGGGACTCGTATTCCTGCACTGATTGGACCAACTATTGTTGACGTTAAACAACCGAATTTTATATTAGATTATGTTGGTGCCGATAAAGAAGGGTTTTTTATTTATTGGTTAAAAGAAAGGGATTATATTAATATAAATGAATTTTATGTTTCGGCTAAATTTTTCAATGGCAAAACCGGACAATTTATAAGGTTTATGAATGAACCACAATCAACATTAAGTGGCCCAAATAAGTTTAATTTTGATAAAAGTTTGTATTTTTATTATAAAGTAGTTTTGGATTATAACAACTACGAATATGAAATTTTTAAACAACAACCACAAAACAACGGTACTATTAATTATTTAAGAGTGGGTGATAGTACTGACCCAATAAAATGGTATGAATATGTGAACCCATAATGGATGAAATAAGATATAGTTTGAGAATATCACCAGAATCATTAAAAAATGATTTGGTAACAATCACTTATAGTGGTGATAGTGGGTTAAATACGTTTGGATTATATTCCGGAATGACCTATATTTTGAGTGGAGGTACTAATGGGTCATCTATTTTAACCGGTTTAACCATACCTATATTTTTTACTCAAACAATAAATGATTTGGGGGTGTATAGTGAGTTTGATGGTGATATCTTACAAAAGGATATATTAACTAATTTCTTATATTCAGCAAATACAATAACCCCATACGATGTCTATCTATATAATACATCTGGTGATATTAACGTTTCGTTTTTGTCGTTTAGTACGTTTACTGTTGACTGGGGTGACGGGTCACCAACCGAAACAATTTCAAACCAACCGTTAGTTCACAACTATATTAATTCACCTGAAAGTTACACAATATCACTTTCAGGACAAAATACGTGGGGTACAACAGTTATTCAAAAAGAGATATTTTTACCATTTGTGACACCCACTATTTCAAACTTACAAGGGACCGTTACCTTGACACCCCAATCTGGAAATTGGTCTGGTATACCAACAACGTATAACTTTATCTTTACAGGTGATTCACAAACAAATATTCTTTCGCAAATATCAAGTTCGTATGAGTCACTGCCAATCCCAGTTACTGGAGTAACAACATCCAAGTTGTTTAATTTAAAAAGATATGGACCAACACCATATACGGTCGGGTACCCTATTTTCAAAAACAACCAACTTTATGGGCAAGTAGACAATATTACCACGGAATATACCGAATATACAATCAACGGTATTAAATATTTTGATTTTAATGACGATTCAACAATATATATCGCCGAAAGTTCTGGGTTTACTCAAGATAATATAGTGATAAGTGCGTTGACCAAAAACGAAAGATTACTTGATTTTGTGTTTGATCCTGAAGTACAAAGTGACGTTTACATTGAACGAGGTAAATATAGTGCCTTTGAACCGTTACAAAGGTTAGGTGAAATTGATAATATCGGGGATCTTGTCAGATACGGTTATAAGTATTACAAAATCAATCAAACATAAAAAAGGAGCATAAACTATTTATAAAATAAAAAATGGCATTAGGTACATATGGTATTGTTAGACCAGCGGACGTTTCACCAGAGGATGTTGAAATCATTTTACACTACACTCAATCTAGGGATGTGACAGATAATTTTACATTAAAAAAATTAAATGCAACAAATATTCTCACGCCTTATTTTCACAACAATAACACAGGTGGAAATCCGGATATTGAAATCCTAGGTGGACTTTACAACCTAAAACTTCCGGCTAGTGAGTTTAACCAAATTGGAATTTACACATTAATGATTAGACCGGCCGAAATTAGAACGACCATACTTGATTGTGGTGTTTTGTCGGCATTACCAAACGTAAAAGGACTTATTATTGATATTAATCAAGTTCCATCACAATATAGAAACAAATTCGTTAACCAAGGTTTGGTTGGGTTTAGAGTTGAATATTTAAATGATAACGGATCAAAAATTACAAACTTTTACAGAATTGTAACATCATCGTTTTATTGTGAACCAGTAATTAGTGATCAAGTTAACACATCACAAAAAGCGATTAGATATAGGTATGTTGACAACCCAACAAATTTATTATTTTTAACCCTTTCACCATCATCATCACCAACAAACAAAGCAAGTGCGATTCCGTTTATTGGTCAACCAAATCAAAATATCATTATAACAAATACTTTTTTTAACCCAATTACTATAGACATACAAATGGCTGAACATGATATTGATACTTTAGCTATTGCTCTTTATGGTAACCAAACAAAAAGTATGGAAGATGGTATCTATACACTTTATGATACTGTCGGAAACATTTATAAACAATACAACTTATTTGAAATCAGAGATAACTTCAATGAATTACTTTACGAAGTTAGACAAGATAGAAATAATAATATTGATTTTAGTAAGAACTTTACAAACATTATTAGTTAATGGCTAAGAAAAAATATTTTTACCCACCAGCACCTCCAGTAGGATCTGAAACACCGTTTGATAATGTTGTAGGTTTACAACTTACGACTGGTGGTGGCTTGACACAGGGTAATTTTGAATTTACACCGTCCATTTATGAGAAGGTTAACAGAAAGTTTGACCAAGGAGTATTTTCCAAAAAATATAATTTAGAGAACTTAGATATTACTGATATTGAACAAACAAAAAGATTAATACAACAAAATTTTCAAGTATATCCAAATTTTGATATATCACAAGTTACAAGTTTTACGGTATATGGTTCATTACAAAAAAGAATTTCAGCATCTGTTACCAAAATTATTAACTATTTTCCAGCGGCATTAGAGGTAAATAAAACTACACTTTCTTTGACTACTGGGTTAACGGCTACAAATATAGTTTATGATCCAATTGAAAATTTAACAACACTGGAGGTGAATGCACCATTTACTAGAAACCCATTTGATATTGATTATAGTGTAAATGCCAGTAGAAACATTGAAGTAAGACCGATGAAAGTTTCAGAATATAGAAACCTTACTTCAAATTTTGAGAATTACGCATTGTATGTTGAGAATTTAGATACAGAATATCCACTTATTGATTTTGAACCAACAGAAAGAGTTGGTGAAGGGTTTATTTATATGGTAGTGATTGGTGATCCCTTTTCTGGTATCAGTTCAACCACTAAAACATTAGTTATTAAACCAAACAACCTTAAAACAAAAGAAATATTTAATAATTCTTTTGATGAGGTTGAGAAATTTTTATTAAACACACAAGTAAGCCCAAAATATACTGCCACTTTTAAATATCCGGAATATAACGATAATGGTGATTATGTGACAAAAGAAAAAAAGTTAACTTGGTTAATTGATGGTTTATGGAATCTGGATATTAGAACCGGATCCTTTGACACCTATTTGGAACAATTAAACCAAGTATCGGAAAATCTTGATGAATTTAGAACAAATTTAATATCAAGATTTTTAACTACTGGGGCATTTAAAGAGTTTGATACCCAAGATCAAAAAATGGAGAAAATTCTCCAGTTATATGGTAGAAGTTTTGATGATGTTAAAAAATTCATTGACGCTTTAGCTTTTATGAATTCAGTAAACTACATTCCAAAAAACGATATACCATCACAACTATTATTTAATTTGGCACAAACGTTGGGTATTGAAACCAATATATCACCAATCAACAATGAAACTTTATTGGATTCATTATTCCAGACAACCCCACAACGAATTTATTCTGGTCAAACAGAAACGATGACACCACAAGAACTGAATTACCAATATTATAGAAATGTAATATTAAACGCCGCATATATGTTTAAAACAAAAGGGACTAGACAATCCTTGGAATATATAATGCGTTTTATTGGTGCTCCAGACGCTTTGGTTGAGTTTAATGAAATTATATACTTAGCAGATACAAAATTGAGTGTTGATGACTTTAAAGAGTCCTACGCCAAAATATCTGGAGGAACGGTCGTGACTCAAACACCGGTATTTGATCCTCAAAATACATTTTCAATATTGGGGGTGACTTACACTGGTTATACAACAAATAATACAATTGAAACGGTTTCATTAAACACATCCGATTATGGTATATCTGACGACGGGTTTCCGAAATCACCATCCACATCTGAGGATTATTTTTTCCAACAAGGTTCCGGATGGTTTGAAAAATCACCAAAACATAGATCACCACAAGAAGTTGATTTTGAAAATTCAAGATTGAATCAAAATGACCCTTCAGTGGTTACAAAACTGAAACCTTATTCATACGGTCAAGAGTATCTTGACAGATACAGACAATTTCCAAATATGAACCAAGGTTATACTTTAACAAAAATTTCAGATAACCAAAAATCTTGGGCCGTAGATACTACTGGAAATAGAAAAAATAACGCAAACTTTAATGGGGTTGATTATAACGTCTCAAATGATAAGTTGGTTATCAACTCAAAAAACATTGAATTGAATGTAAATGTAGGTCAAGGTTTAATTTATGATGTATGGGACATGTCAGTTAAATATAATTACCCAATTCCAAATTCTGGATTAACCTCACCTTACCCATATCCTGGAGCAATTGATTGGACATTTGTTAATCCAAAACCAAAAGAAAAAACATTTTTTGAATTTGCACAATCTTTTTATAATAATTTAATAAATGTAAGAAACAGACAAACAATAACAGACGGAAAAACGGGAGGTTATCCAGCCCTTCAATCTATATATTGGAAATATTTACAATCAGAACAAACGGTTGGGATTCCGTCCAATAAGTTTACATATCAAAAAATGATTGACTATACGTTAGGTTTAGGGGATCATTGGCAAAGATTATTGGAACAAGTAGTACCAGCGACTACACTTTGGTTAACAGGTGCAAAATACGAAAATTCAATTTTCCATAGACAAAAGTTCGTTTGGAGACGACAACGAGGTTGTGTATTTATTCCGGTTGCTTGTATTCCTTGTGAATATAACGGACAAGTATTCGCTTATGATTGTATTGATCAAACACTGGAATGTAAACTTAATTTAAATACGATACCTAGAATTTTATCAGCAACAATTAAAGGGGTTTTAGAAAGTCAAAATTATGACTCTAGAGTTTGTGATTTCAATAGTATAGTTACCACCTGGTATATTGATTGTCGTTTAGATAATGATATTTTAGTTCAAGAAAGTTTTTATACAGGATATGGATTTAACGGGTACCCAACCAGTAGTCAAGTTTTGACAGCTATAGATCAAAAATTACAAACGTTATATAATTATGGATTAAACTACTATTTTTCTGGAAACACATTAATAGTTAGTAATTCAAGTTGTTATGATGACTTTACAAATAAAACTCTATATCTAAATATAGGTATAAACGTTCAAATTAACTGCGGATAATGGCTTGTATAACTGGTTTTACAATAGGGGGGTATTATAATTTAGTAAACTGTTGTGGTGTTAAAGAGGAGGGTATATCACCAGGATTAGTTGAAGTTTGTATTGATGCTGACTTTTCTGCAACAACTCAAGGCGTTATTTTTGATACGGGATCAACTTGTACACAAAACTGTAATCAAGGCCCCTTATCATATACTTTTCAAGTAACTGGTGTTTGTTCTAATCCATCTGGTTCAACTTTAATAACACCCTTTGCCGGTACTCCTATTTATACGATTGATCCGGTATCACCTATTGGTAGTGGGTTAAGTACTCAGACTGGAAATGGTCCTTTTTTATATAGTGGACTTACGGGTGGTACTTATGTTTTTAGATTGAATGACAGTGATTCACCAATAAATCAAGAACTGTTTATAAACGTAATAATTTCTGATTGTTTTTATACTAATATTTTTGATGTAACCAATACGACTTGTGGTTTAAATAATGGATCATTAACTGTTTCGGCAACTTCTTTATCATCACCATATAATTTGATTTTGTATGCTGACGGTCAATTCAATCAAACACAAACAACAAATAGTTTACCCTACATATTCAATAATCTTTCAGCTGGAACTTATTATGTTGAGGTATACGATTACGGACTAAGTTCAGCAACAACTGAAAATGTTGTTATAAACGATAGTGTTGAGGTTGATTTTGGTTTCTGGAAGGTTAATACATCAAATTGTGTGATTAACACCGGAAAAATTTCTGTCACTGGTGCTACAGGAACAGGTCCTTTCTCTTATTTGTGGAGTAATGGTGAAACGACACAATTAATCACGGGACTTACTGAAGGTACATATACCTGTACAGTTACTGATAGTTTAGGTTGTCAAACAACAAAAGGTATTGTTGTTGAAGCAGCACAACCATTAGGTGTTGGACTGATTACAACTGTAAACCCAACTTGTTTTTCTTCGGACGGATCCTTAACTTATAATATAACCGGTGGTACTAGACCACTTTATTATTCCGCATCAACCGGTCAAGTAGGATACACTTTCGGTGATAGCTTTACAATTTCAAATTTAAATGGTGGGACATATGGTGTAGATATTAGGGACGCGAATTTTTGTCCATTAAATTTAACCACATATATTACTCCGGCTAATGGTTTTAATGTTGTAAGTTCAAACGTTATAAACTCAAACTGTAATCAAAATAATGGACAAATAAGTGTACAATTAAACGGTAATGGTGGTTTTTACACCTATGCTTTGTCAGGTCAATCAACTGGTGATGTTTATACAAATACAAGTCTAAACCAAACATATACATTTAATAACTTATCAAATGACACGTATTTATTAATTATTTCGGGTTCAGGTACTAATTGTTTTTTTACAGACACATTAACCGTTAATTCACAACAAAAATTCTCAGTAAGTGCAACAACAAGTGGTTCAACTTGTAATAGTAACAATGGTTCAATAACCCTTGAGGTTGGTAGTGGTTACACTGGTGTTTTGGATTACGTATTAAGTAATGGTCAATCTATCATTGATACTCCACTATCTTCTTATACTTTTACAAATTTAATACCTGGTTCATATACATACTCAGTAACTGATTCTGATGGTTGTACAATAACTGATAGTTTTGCGATAACAACAAACGGTGGTTTACTTTCATTAGTAAATACAACTAATTGTACAAACGGAAACAATGGTGAAGCTGAAGTTATAATCTATAATGGTGAACCCACATTTACATATTCGTGGTCTAATAATATACCTGGTATACAAACCGGACCAATAGTTACTGGATTAACTGCTGGAACATATAGTGTTCTTGTGACTGATAGTAACGGTTGTCAAAACAGACATCGGTTTGATATAAATTGTACTGGTGTTTTAATTACTAGTTATGAATTGTTTACCTTATGTGAAAATACTTTTGAAACAACAACAGGAACAAAAAGAGGATTTTCTGAAATGTTAAATGAGGGGTATCTTGATATTACGTCGGGATATACTAATTGTACATTTGTTAGTGGTGAATTTGTTGCCACAGTAGAAATTAACGGAAGTGCGTATACACAAACATTCTATACTGCAACAACATTAAATGACGTACCTCAAGATATTTTATGGCAAACAACTATAGAAAGTATTTTATCAACAATACCTGAAGTTGGTGGTTATGAAATTGATTTAATTAACAATACTTTACAAATAAAATCAAATTGTGATGGTGATTACGACCCATTAGCCGACGCTTCATTTTCATTAGGTTTGGATATAATATATGATGTATATTGCGAATTACCAGAACCAACACCTACACCAACACCTAGTCCGACTCCCACACCAACTCCTACACCAACACCAACGATAACCCCTACACCAACACCAACGATAACTCCTACACCAACACCAACACCTAGTCCTACACCACCTCCAACACCAATAAATTGTAATATGTCTGGATACACTTTTGAAATAAACCAAATATAATAATTTTATGTCATTTTCCGCCGTAACATGCTTATCATACACAGGAACAACACCATTAGGTGGTGTGTTAAATTTATATAGTAATGTAGATGGGTACACTACACCATTCCAAACTAACATAAATTTATCAGCAATAACAGGAAACGAATGTCCTTACTATATTGATAATGTACCAGATTTTACAACACAAATTAGAATTTATGATATTGGAACGGGTTGTTCTTGTGATATACCGGTACAATCTAATAATTTATGTACGACTTGTGATTTAGATTTTAATTCATATAGTGCAAATACTATTGGTAGGTTAGTTGCTGGTAATTTGACAGGTTCTTGTGAAGTAAATATTACCGATTATAGAATTTTTTGGTATGAAACTGGAGACACCACAAATCCTGTATTTATATCAGGTTATGGGTCAGAATATGTGCCGTATTCCTTTACTCATCCATTAACCGGAAGTTCCGCCATTTTAGCTCAAGCAGGTACATATGTACCAGTAATTGATAAAATTAAATTGAGTGGGTTGACTTTTTCTCAAACAGGAGGGACCGGAACAATACCGGCAGAGTTAGAATGTTTTTCCTCGGTCACAGTAACTATTAACCCGTTTACTTGTGATAATGGTGATGGGTCAAGTGATGATGCTAATTATGAACATAGGGTGAGTTTTTCTGGTGCTGCGGCGGGGGTTGTGCCACAAGCCTTGGAGAGTACTTTCTTATTGACCGCAACTACTACTAATTATTTTGCGTGGAAATTTAGGGGTTATTCAGTACCT